GCCACACCAATCCCCTGAGCGAAAAAATTATACATCTCAACCACTTCCACACCATGGACAACGTTGTTAAGCACATCTACCCTAAGCTAACTGCCCCAGGGCAAATAATCAAAAACAAGAAAGGCCAGTACACTCTAGATGTACGTGGCATGATGCAAGTAGAATATGGCGGGTTCCCATTCAACCGCGCGCTTACTATGTCACAATCGATGACGTATTTGGGTAACGCAACCGCCCGCGTCGAAGGAGGACCGAGCGACTTTGATGGGATAAGCCGGCTGTTCCTCACGCCGGACGGGTTGATTAACTTTTCTACTGTAGCAACCCACCTCAAAAGCCACGGAGGTCAGCAGAACCAAGCGTGGTCAGCTTACATGTCTAACGTAGAGCGCTGGACTTGGGCAGACAACCATGTGGCCTTATTGGTGAACATGTTACGCTACACTATGCTAAAGCGGTTTGCAGAGGCTAGTGAGACGGGTGACCTTAAGGCAGGAATGCCACACTATAATGACGGGCACGTACGTATTGACCGTGACGCAGTAGCGGGCCTTAACCAGGAGCCCGGTGATGGGTTTAGGTGGCCAGGCAACCTTGACGAAGATAGCTGGCCTGGTTTTGAGCGGACTACGGAGTATGCTCCAGCGGTAATCACCGAAATGATAGATTGCCGCAGCCTTACCCAGCGCCAGACATTATTCGTCTTGATGATGACAGGGGCTTGGAAGCGCAGAAGTAAGTACCTTTTGGATTTTGACACTCCAAGGTTATCGAACGGTATTGTCTATAGAGGAGACCACGCTGTAGATATGGTGGGCTGGTTACAGGCTGATCCTGGACAACAGCAACTCGATATGCCGCCGCCACTCAACAGTTCCGACGCCTGGGCGGCCTTGTCAGCCTATGTAGGACAGAACAGGTTATTCAATCAGTTTTCGACTGCTCTATACCTTGTCTGTGGGGCTATGTGTCAAATGTTGCCCGCTACAGCTGAAGGACAGCTTTGGCTTACGCGCGAGGTGCAACTGAAGATACCCCAGTTCAAGTCAGCAAGAGGGCGGTTTCCATTTTTCAATGAAGGGGAAGCCGCCTTGCTAAATCATAGAGCACTCCAGGAGTGGAGTTACATTAACAACACCCTTGAACGCATAGCCCTAATAGGATCTATAATGGCACAAGCATACCAGACGGGACTGGCCATTCGTAATATAAGGCTAAACATTGAAGAAGAGCCACGTGACATTTACACGTCAAAACTCACTTTCCAGAAGATGGAGAATCACTTCTCTGCTGCTATGGCGGAAGCACTACGGATCCCCGTGCCACTGTCGGGCATGAGTGAAGCGTATGTTTACTATAGTGATGGTTTTGATGGTAGGTTGGCTGATTCTTGGGTCCAAACAGTCACGCCATATCAGACTCCTGCGCCAGGATATGAAACTGTGGAGCGCAGAAATTGCCACTGTCTCAGAGTGTGGACGCTGCCGATGGCTGGTGTGCCCACGCTACTGCTCCCTCTAGATAGTTTCCCGGGTCTGACGCCGTTTGCACTTAAAGGGGAACTGGATGGTGATTCAATGCATCGTAACAAGTATGGATGGCATGCCACACCCTACCAGGCTTGGCACTGGGCATGGGCGGCGCGGCTATGTGGGTATGACGTCGAGATATCGTCCACATACCTGCTTGAGGGTGCTAAGCGGCCATACGCACCTAATGAGAGTTCGTGGACGTGGCCGCTGATGGTGACACAAGCTGCGCAGGGAGAGAAGCTTACTATTTCGAAGCTCAAAGAGAGGCCCAACCATTTTATTGAGTTACCCCTCGTGCACAGCAAGTTCTTCACAGGTAAGCTCAAGTTCTCCTTCACCCCGATGCATCACCTTGTCACTGACGGAGACAGGACGAACTCATCAGAGATATGTGAGTTTCACGGGTATGCAAACGCACTCGGTGTCACCAACGTGAAGATAGATGTGCCAGCAGGAGTACAGCTTTTGCGGGGTTATATCGCCCGTGCTGAGCAGGATTTTCAGTTTGTCAACGCTGTTCAGGGTGGGCTGATCCCGCCCGCACCAGAGGAGATACCTGCCCCAGCTGCGGCCGCCGACCCCGTACCTGGATAGACCAGGCAATTATGTCACAGCCCGCCGGTACTGTGACACTGTATTGCTCTAACCCGGCCCTGCCACAAGCTGAGTTCTTGCAGCGAAAGGCAGCCTTACGCGGCAGAAGAGCGCCAATCCGTGTCGCCCCCCTATCACGGACATGCGTACCAGTGTGGGTCCGCTTCAGTACCACCACAATCATTAGCTGTGCGAGAGACAAGGCGACACACGTCCTTATCCATGTCTCTGACCAAAAGGACGAAATATCAGGTGTTGGTCACTTCCGGGTCGGCCATTACTCTGTACCTGTAACGCTGGTCTCGAACGGCGGAATCAATGCAATGTATCTCGATGTTGAGTACCCGGTGACTCAGCTTCCGCCTCTGGTGAAGCAAAGATTGTCTGTTATGTACTCAATGGTTGATAATTACGACTTTTCCGACGTGGACGGTTGCAACACGCCAGCTCTAATCTTACGGCCTACATTCAAGGGAGTCTACCCCAAACAGCCTGTCCGCCCACCGCGGACTGGTGAGTTTGAGCGAGCTAAGATAACTGGAGAGCATCATACGCACATAAGGCCTGAAGAGGTCTGGGAAGCATTTTCAGGTGACCGCAACCGTGAGTACATAATGTTGGCATTGTTGTCCAAGCTACGCCGCATAGGCGGTGCGACCGAGGCCTTCGTGGCTACCGCGCTGCTATACGTCGCATCAGTTAAGCTCCCCGTAGCGATGCAAGTTGCCACTTCTGACTGGGTGTGGGTAGGAGACATAGACACGGTTATGTCAAATTTGAAGAAGGCCTCAACGCCGATGAAGGCTTTGCAAAACGCTAACTATGTTGACCTCACTGACCTCTTCGAGCTACAGACTCTTGTTAACCGGGGCGTCGGCATGATAGATTGGGCTTTAGAAAAGGAACATCGTGTCAATCCGGACGTAATTGACGTTGACCCGCGCGACGTGTATGACGCCGCGGTGCGGATATTTAAGACAGGGGCGCGACACGGGTTCCAGTATAAGAGGATGGGGCTTGACGACTTTACGGCTGCGAGATGGGAATGGTCGCCCTCTGGAAGTGTTCATTCACAGTATGAGGAAGATCAGCAATACATACTCAGAGAAAACTACCGACACCGCACTAAATTTGTCACCCTCAACGCCATGAGTAAAGAGCATATCAAATCATTTTTTACGCGGCCCCCTCAGGTAAGGGCGTGGCCATCAGTGAAGTATGAATGGGGCAAAGAGCGGGCTATTTATGGAGTTGACTTAACATCAGCGACAGTAGCACACTTTGGACTCTATAACTGTGAAGAGGTATTCAAGCATAGGTTCCCTGTAGGCGAGGACGCAGAAGCCGAGCGCGTGCACAAGAGGCTTAAGATGATGCTGGAAAGTAGCGAATCTTGCTGTTACGACTTCGATGACTTCAATGCTCAACACTCGACAGCATCGATGATGGCAGTCATTACTGCGTACAGGGATACTTTCTTGGGACAAATGAGTGAGGCACAGGCTGACGCTGTACAGTGGGTGGCAGATTCACTACTCGACGTTAAAGTGGTTCCGAGCGACGGCTCTCCTTACACCGTCAATGGGACACTGCTATCTGGGTCAAGACTAACCACGTTCCTGAACACCGCATTAAATTTTATCTACATGGACATTGCAGGTGCCTTATCTACTCCGGGAGTAGTTGATTCTGTTCATAACGGAGACGATGTACTCCTAGCTGTGCGTACGACTAAAGCCGTAGTGCAAGTACATAGTCGGATGGCGCGGATCAACGCCCGCGCTCAGGCGACTAAATGTAATGTTTTTTCAACGGGAGAATTTTTACGCGTTGATCATAAGCTCGAACTGAGTGATGGTTTAGGGGCCCAATACGCGACCCGTGCGTGTGCGACCGCCGTACACTCAAGGGTGGAGAGCCAGCAACCGGTGAGGGCGACGCTCGCAGCTGAGGCAGCTGTCACACGTATCAAAGAATTGACACGGCGTTGTCCTCAAGCCTCTGTGGGCCACAAGAGGCTGCTAGACAGTATTATATCACGACTCGCTTCAATATACAGAGTCCCTTATCAAGCTCTACTCATAGCCGTACACACGCATGTCGTCGCAGGAGGGTTATCGACAGAACGTTGGGCACCAGTCGAGATACTTGTAGAGGAGAAAGTGACGTACCAGGCAGCCGAGGGTGACGAGGCTGACGTCGATGTAATCAAACTCACACCTGGAATAATAGATTATGCCCGCAGGCTACACAGGGTAGTCCGCGAAAAGGTATCGTATGATACGATTAAAGCTTCTGTTTACAGGGCTACGCGATCGCAGTTAGACGTAACGAGGAAGACACGGTTGGAATTATCTGACGTGTCTTTATCGGTAAAGTATAAATGTGCGCGAGCCTTACACAGGATGTTGAAATCTGTAATCAGGTTACCTTTCATACCGAGAGCACGTTTCCTTAACGTGCCGCCAGTGGCACTGGCAACTAGTGACCAACTAGACAAGCTCTTTTCTGTCATCCCGACCACGGGAGATACAGCATGGGCTATGAAAGTTATGCTCTAGTTATCGGTAAAGTATAAATGTGCGCGAGCCTTACACAGGATGTTGAAATCTGTAATCAGGTTA